GTATGTTTACATGTCGAGAAGATGCGTAAACGTGGTTCTTTGGTGTACGGGTCATCTGCTAATCTTCTGTGCAGTTCCATCTTGCCTTGAAGTCTGTTACGGTCAGATGGTGTCCAACGTACACCCGCTCTCATCATGGTTTCTGCGATAGATGGTCCGAAGCCTGTCTTGTTCCAGCACGAAGCATCCAACACGTTATAGTGGGGAGAGGGGTCTAACTCTTCCATTTCTAGTATTTTATCAGCCAACTGCTCTGCTGTCAAGTGCTTGGCATACAACTCCCGGTAGACCCAGATGTTGTTATCCCAGTCGATAGCACCCCACAGGACGCAAGAGGGAGAAGCGTAGCCGTAGTCAGCAGCACGGATGCGAGGCCAGTTGGTCGGCATATCGAAGGGTTCGACCACATGCTTGACCCTAGAGAACTCTGGAAAGGCTGCGCCTTCCGCTACATCCCAATCACCTTCTAGTAGCCTACGTCTTTCTACATCCGGCAGCGAACGCAGCATCGCTTCATACTGCCCATCCGCCATCAGGTAGGGATTGTCGGTTAGGCGTGCGGGTACGAATTTGCGGTAGAAGAGCGGTTGACCGCCTTTTTCTGGATGTGTGTCAGGCCAAAGAAACGCCTTGCCCGTCTCCGGGTCATATGCCGGAAAAGGTTTATTCGCCTCGTGCTTGTCGATATACATCTTTTTAACCCACCAGCCACCAACACCACCGGGGTTGGCAGTACATCGCATACAGAGGTTCTTTTGTAATTCTGGGTCTGTCGAGCGGAGACGTGACCTAAGATAATCCCAAACATAGCTACTCGGATATTGTGTGATTTCGTCGACACCTATCCAGTTGAAAGCCTGACCCTGAAAACGAGTCACATCTTTATCTCTATCTAAATAGGTAAACCACATGGTCGCCCCGGATGGAAAGACCCATGTGGATTTTGATTCCCGATAAACTGCGCCGGGAAACGCTTTTGGATATAACTGCTTCGACTTGTCGATTAGTTCAGTAAGTTCGTCAAGTGTCCGGCGAAGAAGTAGGCCCCGATGATTAGGGTTGTGACAGTAGCGTAACGGGTCGGCAAGTAACGCGAAGCTTTTACCACCACCTGCTGCGCCACCGTACAAGACATCTTGTTCTGGTGCAGACAGGAACTCTTCTTGAGGACCTTCGTTAGGCTTGAATATAACTGGGGTATCATCAATTATCTCTTGCACGGTTGCTGGGAGATTGGCAACATCGTCACCATCTACGACCCGCGAACCTGTGCCGTTTAACGCACCTTCAACCTTCTTCGCACTCTTTTTTAACTTACGTGCGTAGCTGGCTTTGTCTTGTGCTTTTTTCTGATGTTTTTCTTTTGCCTTCTCAGCCTTGCGAACACGAGCCTGTAAAGCACGTCTGGCTCGTTCAGCACGAGATAGGTTGTAGGTAGCCTTGGGGGCGTTAGGGTCTTTCTTAGGACGACCCCTACCTCGCTTTTTCGGCTGATTTTGCTGCTCGTCTTCCACGGGAACCCTTTTCCGTAATCAACTTCATACCGTCGATATCTTCGTACTTTTCTTTTTTATCCCGACTACCGAACAGCTTTGCGCCATAATAAGCAGCCATAGGTTTGAAGAAGCCCGAACCTACGGGAGCCTTCATGGTTGCATCTAGGGGGCCTGTTGGTCTGTTATCTTCTTTTAAGTCTTCTTTGGTTAGAAGTTTCTTTTTTTTATCAGCCATTGTAATTCGCTTTCCGTCCACGATGTATCATACCGCCATGTGCTGCTGCCTGAAAACCACGCTGCTTTGGTGTTGGGCGAGGTTTTGGAACTGGTATTTGTTTGTTGCGAGGGTTGGGAGAGAAGTCTCTGTTAGATATTTCTTCCAAACGCTTTCTTGCTTTTTCTTCTTGCTTCTTGGTTAGCTTACCGCTTTTAATAGCTTCATCTAACTGACGCATGTTCATGTCATCAATCTGCATCTATTACTACTTCCTTCTTCGGAGGCAGTAATACGACACCGTGGACTGCCTGTACGTTGTGGTTCATTGTTTCTTGCTTGCCCAAGCCTACGCGATTGAGTATAGCTTCTGCTGCCCGTAGCTTTAGGTCGTCCCCACGTTCGATTACGGGGGTGTCAACCAGTTCTACCATCTTATTTGCAGCCTTGAGGGAGTTTCCCGCCAACACGGCTCGGGTCCGTTCGACGATTTCTTCGGCAAGGCTATCACGTAACCACGTAACTGAGCCACGGGAGTACCCGGCAAGCTCTGCTGCTTGGTTGAAGTTGCCATTCGATTCGACCAGGGCTGTCAAGAAGGTTTCTTGCTTCTCGGAAAGCTGTTTTTTCTTTTGTTGTTGTACCAAGTTCATGGATTTTCCTTGCTAAGTTGCTGGGAAGCGTACCGAAGACCAGTCATGTTGGGAAAATATAAGGAAAAGTTGAGATGGTTCGTTGTTTTGCAACCCCAGCAACCTCGATTATAGGCCCCCACGGGTGTTTTGTCAATAGTTTACCCTGCGAATAACAAAAAAAATTACGCATAGGGCATTTTCGGGGTTGACGGATGCGAAATACGACCCTATACTAGGCGTATCAGCCGCCGGGTTAAACCCCATATCCCCTGCCGGGCCTATTAGCAGGGTTGATGGCTGGGTCTATTAGTAGGGTTGCCCTACGATGTTGCCGGGAACCTCCGTAGGGTTCCCTTTTTTTATGTCTGGGAGGCTTACCTAACGGTGTTGCCGGGACCCCCATATGGAAAACCCCAAAAATACAAAAAATATGTCGGGATTGCATAGCAAATGCCGGGGGTCCCCCGTGTCCCATGCGCACCCGCACACGGGCAATATTTATTCATTTGGTATACCTCACCGAAACGGTGAACCCTCTGGGATAACCATCCCGCCAACCCTGCCGCGTTGCTGGCAAGGTAACACACGCCCGCACCCGCCCGCGTCCGCGTCTTGTCATTTGTCACATGGTTAACCCTCTGGGATGTCCACAGCGTTAATTATAACATGCTATCCCCTGCAGACTGTCCACCAGTAAACCCCAACAATATCAACCCTCTGGGTATTATTCCGGCGGTTGACCAAAAAAGAACCCCGCCATATAGACGGGGCTGAGTTGCTGGGAGAAAACAGGCTAGTCCAGAATAATCCAGACCAGCAATATAATATTTATAAGGGTCATTCTTTATTATCCAGAAATTCGACTACACTATCCAGACGGTTGAGGCCGCTATCTTCAAGGACTGCATAGCGACGGGCAAGGGCTGCGGCTTCTGGAAAGTGAACCGCTAGTGTTCTCAAGTGCTGCTCATCCAGTTGAACCACAGAACAATGAATTGAACGGACAGCAGACTCTAAAGAATAGGCGCGGGTATCCGCAAAGCCTAAATCCTGCATCAGATATTTAGTGGTGTTACTCATCTTATTTGTTCCTTTTCGTATTGATATGGATTGGCTGGCGGGGCTAACGGGAGGAAAGCTAACCCCGCCAAACTGGTTAAGCTGATTTAACCAGCAGATATTTACCTTCATTCAGGCCAGTACGCTCACACCGGATAACATAGCCTTCCTTTCTTAAGGTGTTTAGGTGCTGGCTCAATGATTTGCGGGTTATCCCTGCTTCTTTAATCAAGGTTGAACCAGTGACAGGATAACCCCGACGCTGCATCGCATGAATCAGTTTAGCCTTTTTAGTCCAGCCGAAAGACTCGGTTTTTTCCGGCTCATCATTCTGACTGACAATCCGGACACCAGACGCGGGGACAGGCTGGCCGATAGTTGCGGGGATAGTCCGCCCCTGCCGTGTTGCTGGGCTGGTCTGCTCTAATTCACAGAACAGGTTAAAAGCCCGCTCGATATGCTTAACCGCCAATCCCTGCGGGTCTTTCAGGGTACGGATTGCAAGGTTTAACTGGTCTTTAATCTCTTTATTAATCATCGCTTTTTCCTTTCTGTTTAAGTTGCGATAAATACAGCATAGATGATTAGACATAATAAGACAATAGTAATTGTCCGGTATATCACATACAAGGCTTCCATTAGGCCACAGCCCCCCATAATTCAGAGGTGATAACATCCCGCACAGCATCGCCGCGCTGACGCTGGACATCATGGCTACGCTGGGTCTTTTTTGCTCGTGGCGTGTCCATCGTATGCGTTGCCCAATGGGTGAGGGCATTATAGGCCGCCCAGACAGTCTCGCCCAGTTCTTCCCGCTCATCCCGATATTGATAAAGCAGATAATCAAGCAAACCTTTATTGACTGGCTTTTCATCCGGATTATCAGACGGTCGCGCCGGACGCTGGCAGATAGTACCCTCAAGGATATCTGAAAACTGGCGTTCAGACATGGAAGTCCCCGCCCATCTGTCCATAAGTTCACGCTGTCCGGTGAACATATCCAAGGATAAAACCGCCTTACCTGTTAAGGCTGACGTGTCCAGATTGCGGGTATGTTTCTTTTTCTGGTGATATGCTTTCTGTCCGCCGAAAACTAGGGTATTGCGGCACAGGTCACGATATGCGCCGGAGAATACCTGAAACGCCCATGACATATCCACAGAGTTAAAAACATCCAAGCGCGGGACAACCCTATCAGAACCGGCGCGGCTCTTAACATCCGCCGCCATATCCGGAAAATAGACTGTCCGGTGCGCCTTCTTCCCTGCTTCAAATAGCCTATCGACTACCTGCACCCGCTGGCTGGCAAGCTGGCTATCCTGAATCTGTTCAGCCTGAGCGGTTAACATATCCTGATGAGGCACAAGCTGATATGAATTAGGGACAGGCCGCATTGAAACAAGCTGATTAGATGCGCGATTATATATTGCGCTGAACCCGTCCAGATTAGA